GCGTCTTACACCGACATGGACGGCATCACAATGATGAACCTGCCTTATGTTGCAACACCAACTGCAGCAGGTAACGACGAACTGTCCCTTGTATTCACCTGATTATGGCTTTTGTTCTTAAGAAAACTGCTTCTTATAAGTGGCCGGTAAAGGTGGAAACACCTGCAGATGGCGGAACGTTTGATAAGCAAACGTTTGATGCAATCTTCAAAAAGATAGGCCGCACAGCTTTCAATGCTTTAATCGATAAAGGCGATGACGTTTTTATTGATGGCATCCTTGAAGGTTGGGACGGAATCTTGGATGAAGATGGCAAAGCCATTCCATTCACTGAGAAGTCGAAAAAAGAGCTATGTGATGATTCATGCTTTACAAAAGCAGTGATCAAAGCATATGCAGATAGCATTTTAGGGGAACCAGCAAAAAACTAGAGGACGCCGCAAAACATTGGGCACGCGGCGGGCCAATAGATGACACAGCTAAAGACGCCGCTGGCTTGGGTATCCCAGCTCCTGAGTTAGAACCTGTTTGTAATGATTATGAAGTATGGGAAGAAAACTGGGATATCGTAGGCATGTTCCTAAGGATGCAAACCCAATGGCAAGCGGGGATGTCTGGCGCAACTGGGTTCAACTACCAAAGCTTAGAATGGCTATGTAAGCTGTATGCAGTAAAAGACCTAGTCGCAATGTTTGAAGGGGTGCAGCTTATGGAAATGGCAGCCCTATCCGCAATACACAGCAAAAACAAATGAGCACCATCACCTCTGAAATTAGGCTTCGCGTCAGGGCTGAGGGCGATAAAGTTTTAGCGGATTTAGGCGCAAAGCTTAATAATCTTGCCAATCAAGCAACATTATCAAGTAATAATTTCAAAGGGCTTGCTGAGGAATTAAAAAAAGTACAACAAACAACAATACAAAGCGCAAGAAATATAAAAGATTATTCTGCTTCATGGCGTGAGTTAGCATCTAGCGTTGATATCTCAAGTAAAGAATTTAGGCAAGCCACAGCAGAAGCTGATGCGCTTGATGCCCGCCTAAAAGGTTTCCAAGGAGTACAGACAACTGTCGCAGCAAATTTTCGCAATATTGCATCTGCTGCCAAACAAGCATCCGCAGCGATGCAAACGACAACTGGACTTATTCGTGATCCGCTAACTGGCGGTTATCGCGGCACCGCTGGCCGCACAATGTTTGAGGAGGGCTATGGCCCGGTCGCGCCACCTGACACTGCTGGGCGATATGCACAGCAACAGCGGGAGGCGGATGCTCAATCAAGACGCGATGCCCGCCGTCGCGAAATAATGCAACAACGTGCTGCTTACGCTGGCGATACTCTAGGCACCAGAGACCCAAGGACAGGCGCAATAATTGCTGGCGGGATGGGGCCGTTTCAAAACGTGGGCACCAACTTCCCAAGGCCAATCGGCCCAGAATTGCCTCCACCACCTAGGAGACGTTTTGCTGGTGCTGCACAAACGGTTGGTGCTGTCGCAGCATCTGGCATATTTGGCGGCCCTGAGGGGTTGGTCGGCGCAAGTATTGGAGCTCTTGGAGGCCCTGGCGGCGCTGCGGTTGGCGGCGCTATTGGCGCACAAGTTGGGATGCTCAGACAAGCAATTGGCGAGACAGCCACGTATGCGTCAGAGATCACGAAACTTAATATTGCATTGAAAGGAATCACAAAAACATCTCAAGAATATAGCGATGCACAAAATGCTATTAATTCAATTAGCAAGTCTCTTAATGTACCGATTGCAGAAGCAACATCTGGCTTCACAAAGCTATCAGCTTCTGTAATTGGCGCTGGCGGCAATGTGAATGACGCGGAGATTGTATTTAGAGGTATAACAACTGCAATCAAAGGAACTGGCGGCGGCGCAGCAGAAGTGCAGGGAGCATTACTTGCACTGTCTCAAGTATTTAGTAAAGGCAAAGTAACGGCTGAAGAACTAAGTGGCCAATTAGGCGAACGACTGCCTGGCGCTGTTACTGCTTTTGCAAAAGCAACTGGCAGGACATTGCCTCAATTACAGAAAGATCTTGAAAATGGCGTTGTTGGGCTGAATGATGTGATGACGTTTGCGATTGCATTAGAAACTCAGCATAGCGAAACAGCTAAAAAAGTCGCAAGTTCGAGCGAAGAGTCAGGAGCAAGAATGACTGTTGCACTTGATGAAGTTAAATTAGCTATTGGCTTAGCGTTCCAACCTATTGGGTCGATCTTTCAAGATTCAATAACAGAAATGGTTACTAGCACTAAAGACAGTTTGAAAATATTAAAAGAAGCAATTTCCGCCGTAAGTAAAGTCCTTGAAGATCTAATTGGGGCACAAACTGTTAAAAATATAAAAGATTTTGCTAATGCAAATTTAGATATTGTAAAAGAGCTTAAGGAAGGGTTTAAAGGACTTCCGCTTGTAATCGCTGCTAGCATTGATCCTTTGGCAAGAACGTTTGCTCTTTTGCTAAAGATTGCTGAGGTTGCAAAACTATTAAAAGGCGAACCCCAAGCCCTAGGTGATGGACGCTACGCCGCACCTGAGCAGCAGCAAAAAACACCAAAAGCACAAAAACCACCAAGCAACTTCCCAGGCCCCGGAGAAAAAAATGATGCTAATATCAAAAAAGCAATAAAAGACAAATTAGATGCTGACACACAAGAGCGCGTAAACAAAATAAATAAAGAGGCCCAAAAAGCCCTACTCAACAATCTTGCGGTAATTGCATTTAAGGAAAATAAAATAAGCGATTTGCAAAGTTTGCAGACCGAAAGCAACAAGCAACAAAGTACAGAAAAAATACGACAATTGCAACTTGATATCTTACAAGCTGAATCAGTAAATAACCGCATTGAATCGCAGCGAGTTTTGAAGGTTGGGCTTGAGCAGCTAGCAAAAGAAGATAACATAAGATTGCGAAATGCGCAAAGAGTAAAACTTCTTGATGATTTTGACGTCGAAATTAAAAAAAACGCATTAAAATTGTCAATGAATCAAAATAAAGTTTTAGCTGGAAGAGCGGCGGAAATTAGCAAGGAAACCGAAGAAAAGCAAAAATTCCTTAAAGAGCTAGATAAAGAAATAAAACTTTACGGGCAATCAGGCGATCAAGCAAAAGAAGAGATGGAACTACGCATGAGGATGCGTCGGGCTAGTCCGCGTGAACTGGAATCTGCATTAGAAGATGCTGCTACTCGCAGGCAAAACAAACAATTCCGAGATCGAGCAGAACAAGATTTTAAAGATCAAGGATTTACAGGGGACGACTTAAGCTCAAAATTGCAACAAATAGATCAAACGGGAATAAAACTATTGCAAACTACACAAGCAACACGCCAACTAAAGCAACAAATTGAAGACCTTAATGCAACTGATATTACGCAAGGCGTAAGAAATGGCGTTACCAGTTACCTAGAAAGCATTGGCACCTTAAGCGAAAACATTAAAGATGTAACTGGCAGTGCATTGCAAGGATTAGGTGATCAACTAGCAAATTTTGTAACAACCGGCAAAGCAAACTTTGCTGATTTAGCAAATTCAATTATAAAAGATATGATCCGCATCACAACGCAACAATTGATAATGAAGCCGCTGTTAGGCGCACTGGGCAGTATATTCCCAAGCAGTGGGGCTGTTGCTGGCGCCGAGGCAATTGGGGCTGCTGCTGGCGGCGGCGGCAGTTTGTTTGCTGGCGGCGGCATCATGACCGCAATGGGGCCGTTGCCATTAAAGAAATACGCAAGAGGCGGCGTTGCGACGGGGCCGCAGATGGCTTTATATGGCGAGGGCAGTCAAAACGAAGCGTATGTGCCATTGCCTGACGGTCGGCGCATCCCAGTGGCAATGCAGGGCGGTGGAGGCGGTTCAACCAGCGTTGTGGTTAATGTTGACGCCAGCGGTAGTAAAGTAGAAGGCGATTCACCTAAAGGTGATCAGCTTGGTCGTGCGTTAAGCCAAGCGGTGCAGCAGGAACTATTGAAACAGAAACGACCTGGAGGGTTACTAAGCTGATGCCAACGTTCACTTTTGTCTCAGATTTTGGTGCATCGCGGTTAAGCAAACCTGCCGTTACAGCGTTTAAATTTGGTGATGGCTACGAAAAACGGCAATCGTTTGGCATTAACCAAAACCTAAAAAGCTGGTCATTAGAATTTAGAAATCGCAGTGATACTGAAGCTAATAATATTGAGGCATTCCTTGATGCAAGAGCAGGTGTTGAATCATTTGATTGGACCGCACCATCAGGCACTGGTTACAAATAT